TCTTGCACATCTGTAACAAAATCTGATGGCACTTTCCAAGAGATAATTACATATGGGTTATTATACGGTATAAAATTAGAAAGTATCTGGTCCATATCTGTTTGATATCTGGCTAATATAGACATATTAACTGAAATATCAATTGGTATTGGAGCTGGCATAAAGTCTGAGTTAGTATTGATACTATCATCATCCAACCCAGTATGCATATATGTGCCAAAAATTTTATTAAAAACTCTATCTGAGTCGCGAGATATACCATTAATTGAAACGGCGATTGCTGGTAGAGTTATATGCTGATTTTTATTTACTATATCATGCAACACGCGCTGCTTTGGAGCGTAAACATATCTTGCATGTATTTTATCTTTTACATCTCTATCCTTATTATATCGATTAATAGTAACATCATTAAACGCAGCTATAAATTGCGTCATAATGTCTTTTATCTCAAAAAAGTAAGGACTATTCTTCACTGTAAATATTTATTAAACGAACCTGTCTAGAAAATACTTAGGGAGTCGTTCTTTGCAAGTCTGTAAAACTCTAACAACATTACCATCTAATATGTATGTTTTGCAATGATCTGTAGTACTTCTAGTACCTCTACCACATGCTTGAATAAGATTCACGAGCATTTTATTTTCATACCACCTTTTGTCCTGTTCAAATAATGCTTTTACTCTTTTAGATCCTAAGGGTGAATAAGGCAGTTTAACTATGATCTGAAATCTAGCTAGATTATCTTTGAGATCAACTCCATATGTTAAAGACGGGCTTACAAGTACAGTTGGTTTATTATCTTTAGAATGTAGCTCTAATATATCTTCATTTGTAGCGTTAACTTGTCTATAAAGCATACGCTTATCTTTTATACTCCCATTTATCATGCTTGTTATTGCATTTGTATGTGTATGTATAACACCTTTATCAAACTTATGTATTTCTAAGATGTGCTTGATTTGATTGACAACCTTGGGCATTTCTTTAACAAGATTTTTATGATTTAACTTAGCTTTGGTACTTACATAAATTGGACTTAATTCAGAATCAAACTCACAACCTACTTCAATATAATCATAATCTCTTATACCTAACGTCTTTGCAAATTGTTTATGGTCAACAATAGTTGCTGACATTAATATAACTTTATCCCCATGCGCAAATACAGTATCAGAGAGCTTATTCACTTTTAACGGGGTAAGTTTTACAGCCTCTGAATCCTTCTCAATCATAAACTCACTATCAAACCAATGTGCGTGGATTGTTAAAAGAGAGTTATAAAGTCTACTCACAGCCAGCAATTTATTCTTATCTCTTGCAGACTGATCAGAGCTATTTTTCTTGCTATTTTTATTAAGTAATTCTTCTCGTATTTCTGATATGGATGAAATAATAGATGTTACCCAATTTAATACCTGACGTTTATCTATTGTTAAAAGCTTAGAATGTGTAACTCCTAATCGAGTTAATGTATTGTAATCCACTGTAATAGAAAACCGTTTAACTAATTCTTCCTCAAGCTCAGATGCTTCATCACAGATAATTGCTTTGCGCCTTCTCACATGCGGTGGTAATGACAGAAACATTTTATAGTTTAATGCAGAGAATTTATTACTAATAGCTTCGCTTCTATTGTTATAGTAATGACATGTATTAGCTTGTATACAGCTATTTTTAAGTGCGGGTAACAACACACACGGTGCAGTCTCTACATCATATTGATCATCAACATTACATCTATAATTAGATTTACCTTTCAGTATAGATGTATCTTCAAATAATTCTTTATATTGATTTTGTAAATTTTTTGTGATTGTAAGTACGTACGAACCAAATGAATCGCATTCATAGGCATCATCAGCATAGCTATACTCTCCAGTATGTGTTTGTTTAAACAGTAAATTATCATTAACTAATTCTTGCCACCTACTTCCAGGCTGAGGAGATGCATTTCCAATACTTTTGCTAATCATGCTCTTACCTGTACCAGTAGGGGCGCATATAATAACAAACTTTTTATCTCCATTTAATGCTGTTTGCACACGCTTAAGTACACGCTTTTGCTGAGCTGTTGGTGTATATCCAGCAGGAAAGTTTTTAACAAGATCAAACACAGTATAATATTATACTAATGTTCGCATTTTACAAGCAATTTATTATTAATAAGTTTATTTTTCTTTTTAACTTTACCAATAATTTGTTTGACCAAAAAATTACAGTTAAAATCACTATTGGTCGCATTATTTACATCATAGGAAAATTCTAAAACATTATCTTTCTTTACTATATCAAACGGTACAGGTATTTCGTAGACTTTTTGTATACCCTTAGTATTTATAAAATTAAATGTAATATAAAAATCCTTAACATTATAGATAATCATCTTACCTTCGCGGATAATTTTATCATTTAGAACGAACTGTACATTATTTTGCAATGTACATTTTAATAGCTGTTCTGTTTTATCCGCGATTGTCATACGTTCATAAAGTTTATTTTTTCAGCCTGTGATAGAGGTGCCAGCTTCTCATTAAAATATGTCCAGAACTCATCATTAGCAGGTATAACAGAAATAAGATCGCATGTCTCTATGCTTATTGTTCTAAAGCCCTGCATAATTATATCCCATGTTACTACTAAATTTTTTGCTTGTGGATTATATTTCGGATAATTAGTCGGTGGTTTAAAGTTCAATGCAACACGGCCTTCAGCTGAGTTAAGCAAACTAAATGAATTAGTACAAAGCATTCGACGAGTTGCTGGTGATCCAGCTTTTGCCCTTCGACGTGTGAACTTAACTTCAGCTACGTTTTCCTGAAGAACGCTTGCTAGATTTCCCAGACTTACTCTCATCTTTAATAGGTGTTACTCTCCCAAAAAGTCTATCTTCATTTAAAAAAACAGCATTTTTAATAACTGTACCTCCAATATTCATATTAGAAACTGGAATGCCTTTATCATTTGGAAAGCATACATAATCACCAGGCTTTACAGACTGTGAGTTTGGACCATGTAGAATTACACGACCGATTCGCCATGCTTTTTGTACCTGATGGATAGGAATATGTAAACCATTGCGAACAATAGAATCTCCATCATCAGAAAGGTCAGCATATTCTACAATAATAATATCATCATATACTTCATCTAATGAAAATCCAAACAATGTAAAATTGTCCTCAACATATTTATCGAGGTTAATTAATCCTTTTGGAATTGGTCCGAGTTGATCAACGCTTGCTTTTGCCATAATCTTTAAATTTTGTAAGGTCTATATTACTGCTTTCTATATAATAAGTAATCTCCCTTTTTGAAAGTTCCATGTTTTTAGCTAAAACAGATATTATTTCTTCTTGTTCTGTTTTTTCCTTCTTTGCTTTCTTTACATAATATATTCTTCTTGAAGGTACTTTAGGTAACAACTTATGTAAAAAATTATAGCTATCTTTTTTCTTTGTTAAAAGAGTCCAATATCTATTAGTTGTTTCATTTACTAATATTGCCATTGCAGGAGAATACATACTTATCCATCTATTGATCATGAATGTATTATAACCATTTTCGTCATCAATATTTTGCATAGATTTACCATCTTTAGTAAATAGTAAATCTTTAAGATAATCAAAAATTGTCTTCATTAATAATTTTCCTTAATCCATTGTGGCAGTTCAACGGTAGGTTTCCATCCTAAAATAGTTTTTGCTTTTGTAATATCTGCTCTCGTATCTTTTGCCTCCCCCGGTCTATGTGCGATATACATAAATGGACCACTGGGAGATATCATTTTCGCGACGTCATTAATAGAATAATTTTGACCTGTACCTATATTATATACTTCGCCATAATTTTTATCTTTATAAATGCCTGTTAAAGCAAGTATATTAGCATTTACAACATCATCAATATTTGTAAAATCTCTTGTTTGGTTACCGTTACCAACAATAGTTAAATCTTTACTAGTCTCTCTTTGTCTATGAAAGAGCCCGATAACAGGTGCATATGGACCTTTAATGGGTTGCCTGTCTCCATACACGTTAAAATATCTTAACATCATTGTTTCAATACCCCAGTTTTTGTGATAGTCTTTGCATGCCTTCTCAGCAGCTATCTTACTTATAGAATAGGGTGTTAAGCAATCTGTTTCATATTCTTCTTTTAACGGTATATCATTCGCTAAACCGTAAGAAGATGAAGTAGAGGCAAGCACAAACCTTTTACAATTATGTTCAATACAAGCTTCTAAAAGAGTAACTGTACCAAGATAATTTGTTCTATATGTATCTAGAGGAGAATTAAAACCAATCTGAATTCTAGCTTGAGCAGCACAATGTAATACTGCGTCAGGTTTATGATATGCAAAAACAGCATCTATAGCTCCCGCATCACATATGTCATGTTTCCATCCCCGCACTTCTTTATGCCAATAAAATTTCTCGTTAGAGGTAGCACTTTCATTATCAATAGATATAACGTCATGACCTAAATCATAGAGCTCATCAACAGTCTTACTACCAATAAATCCTGCTGCACCTGTTACGAGAATCTTCACTTAGCTATAATTTTCGTAGTAGCAATAAACATATTATCATTCATCGTGTAGAAGATATCAATAGCATTCTTCATGAAGTCGGTGCATTGTTCATCTGTAAGATTAGTAGAATAAGCAAACGCAGGCGCTTTCTTACCCGCAGTTACATTAATTGCTGTATGACCTAATGCAGCTCCATTCTTTGTATAAGTGATACTAACACTACATTTACCGTGAGGCTGGATAATACCCCCTTGATCATGCTCTTTATGTACAATCAAATCATCTCCATCTACTTCAATAGGTGCTTTAAGATAGTTAGATGATAATACATTAGCAATTTGAGTATTAAATAATCGCTGCCATGCTACAGCACCAAAGCTATCTAATCCTGGAATCTCCCAGATAAAATTAATAGCATCATCACTATAAATAAAATCATCTTTTAAAACGTCTTCATAATCAATCATACCTTCAGTCTCAACTTTCATAGGAGCTCTGAAAGCAAGAATATTACCAATAGGTAAAGTCTTATCTCTGAAGTATTGATAAGCAAATCGGTTATGGATTATGTTACCATCGTAAACATCAATATTATCAATAATCATATGGGTATATTATAAACTAAGAATTTAGCTTTTCAAGCGACTTTGTTGTTGAATAGCTATTATTATAGTTAAAAAGAACTACTGGTGCGAACTCATGGCCTGCTATATCTTCAACATTGTAGTCACCGCCTTTAACAATCTCATCTGGTCTTAGTTCTTTAACTAAATTAAAAGGCGTTTCTTCTTCAAATATTATTACTTCATCTACAAATTTCAAAGACTCTAGGACATACTTTCTATCGTCTTCTTTATTAATAGGTCGCTTATCTCCTTTTAAGGCTTTAACACTAGCATCACTGTTAAGGCCTACAATAACATAATCTCCTCTACTTTTACAAAATTTTAAAAGTTCAATATGCATCCTATGTAAGATATCAAAACATCCATTAGTAAAAATAACTCTATTCATCTTTAACTAATTCCTGCACTAGTTCAGCTGATACTTTTGTACCATACAATCTATATGATTTGCTGATTGGTTCTTTTTTGTCCATCATTAAGACTTCTTCTACAATACTTAAAATTTTTCTCGCAGCTTGTTTGGGTGTCATAAGCTCTATTTCTCCATATGGTTTTGCTAAACCCTTTCTAAGCTTATTACATATACCTTTACCTGTTAAAGTAGGTAATTTGATATTATATCCTTGATCTCCATGGAGCATTAAATAGCTTTCACATTGCTGTTTATATATGTTATAAAAGTTATGCTTCGAAGAATATGTTGATATATAAAATATTTTTTTTCTGCTATTAAAATGTACAAACTCCCTAAATTTTGCAAAACATTCACGCTGTGCATCAACGTTATTTTTATCGCTATCCATATCCCATGTATGATATATAAACACATCTTCGGTTGGGATAATCTTTAAATTAGATAGGTAGGCCTGTAATGCTTCTCCGAGCTGTCCTCTACCATTTTTAAGAATAATCATATAAACTCACTGTGTATTATTTCAGATTTTATCTTATCTGCATCTTCAAGATAATGCTGCTTAGCTTTATCTTTTTCTTCTCCTTTTAGTGTAGTATACTCTTCATGAATATTCCACACTGCTTTATTACTTTCGTGAGGTTTACACAGTTGCGTACAGTTTTTAAAGCATTCTACGTTCTCTATTTGATTCATTACACTTTCTCTGGTTTGTATATCTGACCAGACTTCTTTAAACGATTTTTCATGTAATGATCCATAACTATATTGTTTATATCCGCGGTGGTTAGTACATACATATACCTCACCATCTGCACCAACACAAGGTTGTATTTGAGAACCTAAACACTTTTTATAATTACGTCCAAATAATGATCTGTCATTTATAAGATCTTTTAGTTTATAACCATTAATTTGAAATCTATCACCCAATATTTCTTTTGCTTCATTAAGCCTTGGTTCCACTTCAGCTTCCCAAAAGTCTAAATCTCTCTGAACGCCCTCTTCTCTTTCTCTGTTTACTACTTCAGGTTTATATTGACAATAGTCTATATCAAATTGAGAAAAGTATTTTGCAAAGTCTGTAATTTCTTTATATGTGTCAGGAGTAATAACAAACCCTGTACCGATTTGTATCTTCTTACCTTTTGCATTATTTACCTCGGTTAGTTTTAAAAGATTAGAAGACATCTTATCCCAACCATGATTACCTTTTGCTCTACGTATACCATTATACGTTTCTGGAGTGCCAGCATCAACAGAAAATCTAACCCAAGACATATTATCTACCATAGTATCAAACATGTCCCATTTATCAATTAATGTACCATTAGTAAAAATGCCCATCTTTATATCAGAGTTTGTACCAATATATTCAATTGCTTCCTTTAAATGCTTATTAATTGTAGGTTCTCCACCACCAGTCCAATTAATAGCTCTTACACCCATATCAATAAAATCCTTGCATGCGCCCATCAGTATATCACGCGGCATAACAGTTTTATTATAAGTTTCCAAGTCTTTAGATTCAGGTAGATGTATATAAGAAGAGATACAGAAATAACAACCATGATTACAAGTGTTACTTGGATCAAATTCAACTAAGATAGGGGCTGGATTTTTTTTATCTAAAAAATCTAATACTCTATCTGCATTTGCATAGATCTTAGCTTGCGGATTAAAAATTTTACTTTCGCCAATCATTTATTTCTTTCTAACCAATTTATAAAATATAAAGTAGGGTCTTCGAAATATTTTCTTATTACTGTATCAAAATATTTGCGTGCTGCTTTTCCTCTTTCTTCTAATTCTCCTATATCAGTATTATATACTTTAACTAACTCATTTGCCATATCTTCAGGCGAAAGATCTCCTACTATTCTAAAACAAAAATCCACATCATATTCATCTTCACCAACAAGATAAAAATCTTTGTCTGTTACCATGACAGGTACTCTATTATAAAAACATGTTTCTATTATTCTTGTTGTATCAATACCTGAGCCCCTTGGACATAAAGACAATGGATGCTTAAGCATTAACTCTTCATATATTCTATGTATATCATGCCCGGATGGGATAGACCCAGCCCATCCTGAATTTACATAAGCTTCTCTTCTTATTCTTTTATTGTCTAATAAAGGTATATCCAACGCTTGAAACATTACATCTCTGCTTTTATGATTTATACAACCTCTAAACCCATATCCTTTTTTCTCAGGAAATTCAAACGTACGATGGTCTTCCATCATATCAACCATCATAGTTGAGAATGTTGGTCTTGTAAAAAGCTTATATACGTCAAACTCTTTTCTCGGTCCCATTGTAGTTAAAATACATTTATGTAACCATTCTGGAATATCCCAACCTCCCTCTCCTTCCATATCTGCTATATGTCGGGATGAATGTTCTTTATAATATTCAAACTCAGTACCGTCTGATTTAAAAAGAGG